AATAATGGAAAAAGTTGAAACTACTATTTTGAGAAATTTACTTTTCAATAATGATTATTGTAGAAAAGTATTACCTTTTATTAAAAATGAATATTTTGAAAACCTTCACGAGAAAGTAGTTTTTGAAGAAATCTGTAAGTTTATTGTTGCCTATGAACAACTCGCAACAAAAGAAGTTCTTTTGATTGAAACAGAAAAAAGAACTGATATCACAGAGGATACTTATAAAATTATTTGTGATTATATTTCCAATCTTAATGATGACCCAGCAGATAAGCAATGGTTGATAGATACTACTGAAAAGTGGTGTAAAGACCGAGCAATCTATCTTGCTCTTATGGAAAGTATTAAAATTGCTGACGGACAAGATGAAAAGAAGTCCAGAGATTCCATTCCAACAATTTTACAAGAAGCACTTGCTATTGGATTTGATAGCCACATTGGGCACGATTACCTAAAAGATTACCAAGAACGATATGACTCTTATCACAGAAAAGAAGATAAAATCCCATTTGATTTGGAATATTTTAACAAAATTACCAAAGGGGGTATCCCTAGCAAAACTCTTAATATCGCACTTGCTGGTACGGGCGTCGGGAAATCTTTATTCATGTGCCATGTGGCTAGCTCCGTCTTGCTCCAAGGACGGAACGTATTGTACATTACGCTTGAAATGGCAGAAGAAAAAATTGCTGAACGAATTGACGCAAATCTTTTAAATGTAAACATCAAAGATATTGAAAAATTACCAAAAATGATGTTTGATACGAAAGTAAATAATATTGCGAAGAAGACACAAGGAACTTTGATTATTAAAGAATATCCAACTGCTTCCGCACACGCAGGACACTTTAGGGCACTTCTAAATGAACTCTCTCTTAAGAAATCATTTAAACCTGATATTATTTTCATTGACTACCTTAATATTTGTGGGTCCTCAAGGTATAAGAGTAATTTTTCAGTCAATTCTTACTCTTATGTTAAAGCAATTGCGGAAGAACTTCGTGGTCTTGCGGTTGAAGCAAATGTTCCAATTGTTTCCGCTACCCAGACTACTCGTAGTGGTTTTTCTAGCTCTGATCCTGACCTTACTGATACTAGTGAATCCTTTGGTCTTCCTGCTACTGCTGATCTTATGTTTGCCCTTATTAGCACAGAAGAGTTGGAAGGACTAGGACAGATTATGGTGAAACAATTGAAGAATAGATATAATGACCCAACTATGAATAAAAGATTTGTAGTTGGAATTGATAGGGCAAAAATGCGTCTTTATGATGTAGAACAAAGTGCTCAAAAAGATATACTTGACTCTGGACAAGAAGAAGAGTATACTTATGAAGAGAGTAAAAACACAAACAAATTTTCAGGATTTAAATTTTAAACAATATGACTCAACGAATTGATTTTGGTAAATATCAAAACTTTGTAGATGCTGTTACAAGTGATGCATCTAAAGATTTTCTTGCTCTTTCTGACCGTATGGTAGAACTTGATGAGAAGGGTGCGAATATTGAAAGACTTTTGACTGCTGGTGTTGGCATTAATGCCGAAGGTGGTGAATTTCTTGAGATTGTAAAGAAACTCATTTTTCAAGGTAAATCTTGGAATGACGAAACCCGTACTCACCTGATTAAAGAACTTGGAGATACGATGTGGTATGTAGCACAAGCCTGCATTGCTCTTGAAGTTTCTTTTGATGAAGTAATTCAAACCAATATTGACAAGCTAATGAAGCGTTATCCAGAAGGTTATTTTGATGCTTACTACAGCGAAAATCGTGAAGTGGGAGACATCTAATGAATACTTCAACTTGGCCATATAACCATAGACATTCTTCAGAATTGTGGGACATTGCTGCTGAAATTCTTACAGAACTTTCCAGAAGAGATGAAGTTCGGTATCGCGTGAAAGCAACACCAGAATCTGTAAAGAAAAAATTGGAGGCACTATGACTAAAGAAAAAACAGTATCTATTAAAATTGACTTAATTTCTGCGGCAACAATTCGACAAGTTCTTTTTAATTCCCAGAAAAACCATAGTTATAAATTTCCAACAGAAAGAATTATCAAAATTCGAGAAGTGATTAGTCTTCTCGATGAAAAGATTGAAGAACAAGTAAAAGATTAAAATAAATCCCCCTCTTTCTAAATACAAGAAAGAGGGGGATTTTTGTATGTCTAATTCGGCACTAATAGGAAGACAATATGAGATTGAACTTAGAAATGATTTAAAATCATCTTTTAAGAATATTCCAAAAAATGCTGGATTTGGAAGTGGTCCAGACATAACTATACCTTCTGCTAATAATCCAGGACAAACACTTTTGCTTGAAGCAAAAACAACCACACAGTCTGACTTTGGACAAAAGGCAATCACATTTAATGGAACTTCTTGGGCACCAAAATTTGATGGAACAGAACCACAATCAATAGTTAGTTTGTATAATTATCTCTATTCGCAATATGATGTAGATAGAAAAATACAACAAGCTTGGGGATTTCCAAATAATCAATTGACTGCAACTGATTTGCAAAATGTTATTAATAATGATAGTCTTGGTAAAGTTTTATATTATGAAAAACTTTTAATTGAAAAAACTGGAAAAAAAAATCCATTTCCTCAAACAACAATAGCATCTGGACCAGATGTTGTTTCTAAAATTATATTTTATTATAATAGTAAGGGCATCTATTATATACAGATAAAAAATGAAGGACTTTATATTCTTGGTAGTGATAAAATGGGTTTAAATTCAAAACTTCCAATTGATATTCCACGATTTGCTCCATCGTCTGCTAGTTTGGTAATTAGGGGAAAAACAAGTAATAGTAATGGAACATTTAGACCAACATTAACATTAAAAAGTGGAGGTGTTGCGAGAAGTAATTTTACATTAGATAATGCTAATCATAGAAAATTACTTCATAGCAGTTTCTAGTGAATAAATAACTAAAAATACCATATAAATGAAAAGTTTTGCTAGATTTATTAAAGAAGCAGTAGAAACACTTGCATCTACTGAAGCAAAGAACCGCGGACTTAAAGGAGATGGTCACGGTGATTGGTATGATAATCAAGGAAATCTTGTAGCAAAAACTGTAGGTGGAAAGTTAAAGTATTTCGGTCAAGGTGGTGCTGATGCTCAACAGCAGCAAGGAACAAAGAAACAAGCAGGAGCACAACAGCAACAAGCAGCACCACAACAACAAGCAGCACAGCAACAGCAACCAGAAGCAGAGCAGGTTAATGGTGTTGCGATTGTGATTGGAAGATTTAATCCTCCATCCAAAAATCATGGAGCATTATTAAAAGCAGGATATTCGCAAGCAACTAGAAGAAAATTTGAGTTTAGAGTTTATCCAAGTCGTATTGAAGATGGAGCAACAAATCCACTTAATCCAGGATTAAAGATTTCTTATATACAATCTATGTTCCCAGAGTATGCGGATTATATTGTAGATAGTGATAAAACAAAAACTATTTTTGATGTTTTGGGTTCTGTGTATAATGATGGATATACTGATGTTGTAATTATAACGGGACAAGACAGACTTGGAGAATTCCAAAGTTTAGTTCATAAAGGGGACGGACAACAATATCAGTTTAATAATATTGAAGTAGTTCCCTCTGGTGTAAAAGACCCCGATAGTGATGTTGAAAGTCCTGGTTCTTCTGCGATGATGAGAACAGCAGCAGCAATGGGAGATTACGAAAGATTTGCTACTGGTCTTCCAGCAAATATGGATACAGTCGAGAAACATGAAATGTTTAATACTGTTGCTCGTTCAATGAAAGTAAGTGAAGATACTGAGATTTGGAAGATTGCTCCAGAATTAGATTATGAGGGAATGAGGTGGAATTATAAGAAAAATGGATTATTTGATGTTGGTGCTTTGGTAGAAAATTTAAATAGTGGATTGGTTGGAAGAATTCTTCGTAGAGGAGCAAATCATTTAATTTGTGTAACGAAAGAAGGTGTGATGTTTAAGAGTTGGTTGAAAGATGTTCGTGAACTTTACGAATAAGATAAATACAAGTAAGAAAAGAAGTATCTAAGCAAAATGAGACCTTGGAACGAAATTATTGCTGAAGCAAGAGATAGAAATAAAGAAAAGGCAGAAAGAGAAAGAAGATTGAAAATTGCTAAAACTCGATTGAAGGGTTCTGATGCTTTAATAAAAGCACAGGGAAAAAGAAAGAGTAGATTAACTCCAGACGAGTTAAAATTAAGAGAAAGAGATGTAAAAGTAAGAGAAAGACGCCAAGATACAAGAGAAAAAGAAAATGAAAGAAAAGATGCACATTCCAAGTGGGTTATAGGACAAGCTGCGAAAAATGCTGAAGAAAGAAAAAAGAAGCAATTAAAAGACATTAAAGATAGTCCAAGAAAAGCTGCGAGTGCTGCTCTTTCTAGTATTAGTAAACCACAATCAATCTCATATAAAGATAGTGATGCGACTGCTTATACAAAGGCAATTGGAAATGTGGGGTCTCTTGCTGGTGGAGTTGCGAAAGCAGGAATTCATTATCTTGTAGCAAAGCATAAAGCAAAAAAAGCAGCAGCAGAACTAGAAAACCCACCTAAACCTCCTGGTGGCGGAGGTGGCGGAGGTGGCGGTTCTCCACCTCCTCCTCCTGGTGGTGGTTCTGGTCCTGGTGGTCCACCTCCTCCTCCTGGTGGTGGTGGAGGAAAACCACCTAAACCTCCTGGTGGTCTTAGTATAAAACCAAGAAAGAAATTAATTCCATTAAATAAAAGACTTCCTCCTGCTAAATTAAAAATGCTTCCACCTTCTGGAGGAACACAACCTTCTTCTAGGGGTAAATCATTAGGACAACAAGCAAGAGAAAATCCAGAACTCAAAAAGAAAATGATTTCTCAACGCAATCAATCAGAAGAATACTCAAATTGGAGAGAAGAACTACTTTCAGAAAACAACTCTATAGAAAATCTACATGAGTTCCTACCAGCACTTCTTGCTGCATTGAGATCGGGTGGTGCTGCTGGGGCCGCATCTGTTGCCTCTGGGGCAGGAAGAGCAGCAGCTGCTGGAGAAACTGGTCTTGGGTCTAAAGTATCTAATGTAATTAAAAAAACAGTTATGAATAAATTGGGTGATGGGGACAATAGTTCAAACTCTCAAAGTTCTTCAAGTAGTAGTGAAGAACCAATTAGTTCTAATGATTCATCAGCAACTGCTTATACTAAGGCATTATCTAATGTGGGTAA